CCAACGTTATTTGGCCAGCCACCGTAGTTAGATGGAGGATTTGAACCGTAAATATGTCGATACCAGTTATACAGGTCTGTAATAACTCTACCATATTGTTCAACAGTAATTTTATCTGATTCACTAACACCTAGTGCATTAATAGCTTGGCCATATCCACTTTTTGCATATACATGAGAGGATGTGTTCGTAGAATTCCCTATGTAGAGATTCATGATTTCTACTAGGTTGTTGTATTCGTTTTTATCAATTTTATCGCCGATGCCGGACATATGTTTTCCTCAACAGTATTTATTGTACCAGCAACTAAGAAGCACTGATCGCGGCGGCTGTGTATGCTGGCGATGTGATAGAAAATGCAGTATTAGCAGGCAATATTGTTCCTGTAGCTTTTAATTCTTCTACAGTAATAGAAAGAGTGCCGTCTACTGAATCTCCCGGAGCTGGTGCTCCTGGATCTGTATAGTTGTCTGATAATAAAACTTTAAAATCAAAGATTCTAGCTGTTCCAGCTGCATTACTAGCAACATCACATTTGCCTAAAATTTTGTATTCGTTGTTTGAATAAGGTGTACTTGCAGCTAACGTATAAAGTTGCTGATATGTGTTAGTCAGCATGTATGTGTGAGCTAAAGGTGTAGGTAATCTGCCGCCAAACGTTTGTGAACCAGCTGCTGATAACAAATCTGTCCATGCACCATTTTGTTGTGTTGCAGATCCAAACGCTCTGTTTGCTGTAATTCTAAGTCTGCTTCCTGAATTCCAAAAATGCCTTGCATCGTCTGCATTGGCAAATGTCATAGTAACCACATGTTCAGCAGCACTACTCCATGCTGATGTGTAAGTTGTAGTAGCTTTTGGAGTAACTGTTAGTAGACCAGGATCGCAATCAAATCTATCACTTCTAATTTCATCTGCAAGAGCATTGTACCCATTAAACGGATCACTTGCTCCTGCTGAAATAGGATCACCAATTTTTGCAATTGTTGCTGCTGGAACTAAACCGTTTTGATGAAAATATGCATTAACAATATCAAACCTAATTGCATCAAAGTGAGACTTTAAAACTGTTTGCCCTGAAATAACTGTTGAGCTGTTTACAGTTTGGCCGTATCCGAATGTGCCGGTGCCACTACCAATTACGTCAGAAACTTTGTTTCTTAACGTGTTTAGGTCTGTAGATAATATTTGTGCGCCGGTTGTAGCCATTATAATACTACCGCTTCAATAACTTTTGTTCCTGAATTTGAATTAGACTCTAACGCAATTGCAAACACATCAGGGTCAAGTGCTTGAGCAACTTTTGCATACCCGTCAGCGGCTGCAACTAGTTTATTACCTTTAGCGACAGCTCCAATTACTTTAACCGGAACTCTACCTTTAAGTGCAATGTACTGACCGCCTTCTAGCCATGCATTCATCATGTATGCAGGTTGTGCTGAAATAACACCTAACGCTCTATCGCCATCTTTACATTGTGTAACTTCTTCTTCGCCACCTACTGATACAACTGTTCCTGCTTCGTATTCATCATCAGTTAAATATTTTTCTGCAAGATCAGCATAACGTGCTGCTGTTGCAGTACCTTGGAATAGATTAGCAATTAAGTCTCCTGAACTATTTCTTGCTGCAATACTATTTGCTGTTGCAGTAGTCTTAGCTGTTTTATAGTTTGGATCTGAATCTGTAGCTGTGTCGTCGATTTTAATTCTGTCTGCTTTACTTGCTGTGCCGTTAAACGTAGTAGCGTAAATTGTACCTGTAGCATCTCTAACTGCAATACTGTTTCCTGATGCAGGAACTGGAATAGATGGAGTAATACCGTTTAACGCACTTGCATCAGATGCAGTACCTGTTAAGTTACCTTGTACTGATCCAAATAGTGTTCCGTATAATGAAGCTCCTGTGTAACCAATAGTTTTTGTTATACCATTAACCATAATGGTTGAATCTGTTGCAAGTAAGCTACCTTGAGTATTACCATTTATATTACCCGTAAGTGGTCCTGTAAATGCTCCTGTAAATGTATCAGCATGTACTGCTGACCATTTTAATGAAGCTGAACCAAGTGTGTATGAACTTGTTACGCCAGGCAATAATCCTGTTGACGCTAACGTCATAACATTTTTTCTTGTTGTTCCGCTATCGTTAATAATAAATTTAACAGGGTTACCAAGTACACTCTCTAAAACAATTTCATCATCGTTTTCAACTCTAAGTCTAAAGTCACTTTGGTCACCAACTCTATAACCTGCATCTTGGAAATTAATTTCTTGGTTAAAGGTAATGCTACCTTTTTGTAAGTATTCTGTTGCAGCAACGCCGCCTAGCTTTAATGCATTTGATGATGTTCCCCAATAAACATAATCATCTGTGGTAATACCATTGGCATCTGCTTTTGCCATAGTAATACCTTTCTTGATTAATGTAAAGTCATCAATTGGGTTAATTGAACTGTTTAGTGTAAATTCTGTTTGTGAAACAATTGAAACAGTTTTTCCACCTGAATTAATTTTTAAAATAGAATGGTTAGTGTTGCCTGTGTCTTTGACAACTTGTGCAATTGCACCACTAGCACCTAAGTCTGGAGATGCTTCTGGACCTACTAATACAAACTCACCGCCTGACCATGCATATAACTGCTTTGCTGATGTATCCCACCAAATTTCACCTACTGCTAGTCCTGACGGAGCAACTGATGCAACTTCAGCACCGTTTGCTGTTTTCCATTTTGTTCCATCATAAAATTTAAGTCTTAAAGAAGCACTATCAAACCAGATTTGGCCTAAAACTGCTTTTGGTGGAGCAGTAGTATTTGCAAAGTTTTCTAACAAATGTAAGAAGTTTTCGTTCTGTACTTCGCCATAACCTGCATAATTTTTACCAACGAAGCGTAAATCCGTACTGGTATCGATAGTTCCGTCTTCGACTGACGTTAAAAAAGTTCCGTTAAATTTATCTACTTGGTATGCCATTGTGCTTTATCTTCCTAGTTTGTAGTTGTATTTATCAACCTTTACTCTTCTTCTGGTGCTACAGGCTTAGGGTAAAAACTGTATACACTTGGGTTATCTTTATATGTTTGTAGTGCAGAATTGTAATTTACTGATTTTTGATTAATATATTCACGCATTTCAGTAAACTCGCTTGTAAGCGGAATTCCAGCTGCTTCTAAACAAGTTGCAATAATATTTAATTGCTTGTGAACAGGATATTTTACAAGAATTTGTTTATTGATAACTTCTTCAATAGCAACTTCTTCAATTAACGGCACATCATTTAACGATCTTACACCGCCACTAGCATAGTCGCCCCACCAATATTCATTTTCAGTATCAATGTCTATTGTTTTATGCGGCACTCCGCCTTCAGTAAGTCTTTCCGAAAACTCGCTGTCGTAGTCTTGTGCTGAGATCACTTGTGATCGATCAGTGTTAAAAATTATAATTTGTTTGCTCATCTAGTTCTTCCCCAACTTAATGCAAGACTTATCTTAGGTCTTTCATTTTGTTCTATTTTAGTAACTTCGTGTTCTAAATTAACTGGCATATCAATAAACATTCCAGGTGTTTCGTCAACCAAATTACTGTTACCTTCTTCATCGTACCAACAAAAGTGCGGAGCATCAGCTCTTAAAAATATTAGTTTAAACTTCCAATACCCGCCTGCACTATCTCGGTGCCTTTTTAAATAATCGCCTGGATCGTATTTGTTTATACAAAAACTATCACAAGTCTTATCTTCTTCTGGAATTGATTCATTTATCAACTCCTTTAATTCGTTTGGCATGTTCCAACGGAACATACTTTTTAGTTTACTTTCGCCGTATGCAGTAACAAAATTAAACTCTGCGCCTTGTTCTCTTACAAAAAAACTTTCTTCGTTTGCCTCTACTAACCTTACTATTTCATCAACATTTTTACAATAGTTCGGTATCAACGATACCTGTGCCATTAAATCGTACTCCAGGTTCCTGTATATGCCCAAGTACTACCATTGGATTGATAAATCAATTTATATCCTGTACTACTATTATAAATCGAAGTACTAGTTGATACACTTGCAGTGGCCCAACGATATGCTAAGATCCATCTTCCTGCGCTAAAGCTACTTGAACTCCCTGCATAAATGTTGTTAATAATTAATTCAAATGTCTGTCCACTTGCTGTACTTGCTGGTAGATATGCTTGAATAAGATCAGCATATTGTGCATCAGGTGAGCTAGTATTTGGAGCTGGTGAACTAATTGTCATAGTTCTTTTAATTGTAGTGTTAACAACGTTTTGTACAAATGCTGTTGTAGCAATTAATGTTGAACTATCTGCTGTTGCTTGAGTAACTGCATAAGATGCATTAGTTGCATTAGTTGCAGTAGTTGCAGTAGTCGCCGACGTTGCTGTAATTGCTGTAGTTGCTGTAGTTGCTGTAGTTGCATTACCTGTTAAGTTTGCAGTAATTGTACCAGCACTAAAGTTACCACTTGCATCACGAGCAACTACTTTATTTGCTGTGTTTGCAGTTGTTGCATCTACATTAAATGAGGTGCTAGTAATACCGTCATATGCTAACCCTGTAATATAACTACCAGCTGTTAGTGTTGAAAATGTAATAGTATCCCATACCGGCTGCCCTGATCCAGTTGATTTTAATAACTGACCTGCAACGCCTGATGGTATATGAGCCGTTGTTCCTGTAGCAGTTTGATACGGCATTGTTCCGCCTGCTCCGCCAGCAACGTTTGTTGCAGTAGTTGCAGTAGTTGCATTACCTGTAACATTACCAGTCAAGTTACCTGTAAAGTTTTGTGAGTATGTATTCTTAAAACGTAATGCACTAGATCCAAGATCTAAATTTACATCATTGCTTGGAATAAATCCTGCATTTAAACTAGGTGATCTTGTTGGTCCGTATAAATTTAATTGATAATCTACACCTTCTGTTGCAGCTAAACTAATTTGGTTAGTTGCTTTTATTTCAGTAGCATTAACTGTACCGTCAAGCACTAAATTTCCATTAATTGTAATATTTCCAGCAGTGTTAAGTGTTGTTAATGTACCTACACTTGTTAATGCAGATGAAATTACAGTATTATGTAAATTAGTACCTGTTAGTGTATTAGCATCAGATGTAACTGTAATGTCAGTTGTTCCGTCAAACCCAACACCGTTAATATTTCTTGCTGTTGATAAACGCTGTGCTGCGGCTGCTGTTCCTGAAAGAGATGCTCCTATAAATCTTGCTGCTGTAACATCACCTGTAAAACTTGCTGTTGCACCTGCAACGTCACCTGCAACGTCACCTGTTAAGTTTGCAGTAATTGTTCCTGCTGCAAAATTACCTGAACTGTCTCTTGCTACAATTTTTCCAATTTGATTTAAACTAGATGCATCAACTGCCCAAGATAAAGTACTTCCACCATCAAAGTCTGTACCTGTAAGGTACCCGCCTGCTTGTAGACTGTGAGGTGTTTGCGCTCTAACTGTAAGGTCTGACGATCCGTCAAAAGTAACACCATTAACTAGTACTGGATGTTCTAGTCTTACTGCCTTGTCAGCAACACCTTGTAGTGTGGCCATTACCTTTGTAGTTGCTGCTAGGTTAATACCTGCAATTAAATCGGTAAATCCTGGAACTGCATTTGATGATGCAATTGTAAATGGACTTGATGTTACTATTCCTATTACAATATCATTAACAACGAGCTGTATAACTGGATATGTTGCTCCTGCGTCTGATACTAATGACGTAGATTTAGCTCTAGTTTCAAGAAATCCTTCTGCACTCTCTGGACCTATTTTAATCCATTCAATGCCGTTATAAACATGTAGTGATGGTATTGCTGGTGTTAGTGCTGTTGGCGCACTTTTTAACCAAAAAGATCCTGTTGCTGGTGTTGTTGGCGATGTTGCACCTACTGATGCTGCACCTACTTCTACCCAGTCTGCACCATTGTAAATCTTTAGAATATTTAATATTGAGTCAAACCAACATTGCCCTACAATAGGTGTAGCAGGAGCTGAACGGTTTGCAAAATTCTCTAAAAGGAATAAAAAGTTTTCATTTTGAATTTCACCGTATCCAACGTAGTTTCTACCAACAAACGATAAACTTGTTGTTGAATCAACTGCTGCATCTTGTAGTACAACTAATTGAGTACCGTCGGTTTTATTAATTACATAAGCCATTTAGAACGCTCCTATTTTCATATTATGGTAGCACCTGATCGTTAAGATGTTGCCAATTACCACCTAACAACTGGAACGTTTTAATAATTCTAGATGTTGTAATACCTGCTGCTGGAATACTTGCAGTATCAAGCGACACATTTACCACTCCTGGGGCTGTACCTGTTGGAGTATTAAATGTAGCTGTAGCTTGATCTAATAACGGATTTAAATTAACTGAAACTGTTGAGTTACTTAAAAGTGTTGCTAAGATTCTTGCTATTGTCCCAGTTCTATACTCTGCTGGTGGTGCTAAGTTTGTTAAAATTTCTGATGCAATATAACTGTTTGGTTTACCATCTGATAAGTCCATGCTAAATGCTAGTGATCTAGTTTCAGCAATATCGTCTACATATTCTTTTGTTGCGGCATCTTGCGGATTAGTTGGATCTAACATTCCTGTAATTTTAGGAGATCCAATTAATGCAACGTTACCTGTGCCATTTGGTTCTATTTCTAAGTTGTCGTTATTAGCAAGAGTTGAAATTTTATTATCTTCAAGTCTCATCTGCGCTACAGGTGGTAGCCCAGGGCCAACGTTAACAACGTTTTGCGCACCAAAGCTAGTAACACCTGGAATAGCTGTAATACCAGTACCTAATGAATTTCCGCTTAGTACTGTAACGCCGTTAATTTTAAATTCTTTACCTGTTGCAAGGTTTACATGTTCTGAACTTGTCCATGCTTGTGATGCTAGTGCTGGATATTCTGCTGTTGCTCCAAGGCCGTCTTTTGAGTACATCAACACTTTGTCTGTTGTGCCTTTTAATACTAAACCTCCACCGTCAGCAATCTCATCTGAATTAGATCCACTGTCGCCTGTTTGTGCTAGTACAATGTATTTGTCTTCAACTACTAGTTCGGTTTGTCTAATTGTAGCAAGATCGCCATCATTAATAACTAAACTTCCTCTAATAGTAACATCACCTGCAACTTCTAACTCTCCACCAAGTTTAACAGCACTATCTATAGCACCTTCGTATAAATCAATCTGTCTATTAGCTGGATCAATTTTTATTGCAATCTCTTGCGAAATGCCTTTTCTTACATCTAAAATCAATAATTTATTTTCAGCAGCGTTTGATAGTTTAACGTTACCGTTGTCAACTGACAAGTTAGCTTGTGATGCAGATCCTACAACTAGTCCTAAATCACTTTCAATTCTAAGTGTATTAGTTAAAGAGTTAGCAGTGTCTTTTCTAACATAGTTTGTAGAATCAACGTTGGCTAACTTTTCAGAGTTTGTACAAGTAACATCAAATTTAATTCCTGCTAGTGTACCTTGGTTGAATCCTGGAATGATTGCACCGCTAAATCCATCAATATCATTTTTAGGAGTAAACGTATCTTTAGCAAATATACCTAACAAAATACCATTATTATATAATGACGAAATAACACGAGTTTGGTTTAGCGTATCAAGTATGCTTGTTACAACAATACCACTTACTCCTTGTGCATCAGAATATGCTGGGCCTAGTAAGATTGTACTTGTACCATCAAAGAAATATAGCTGTTTAGCAATGTCGTTAAACCACAAGTCACCTACACCTAGTGTAGCTGGTTGTGTGTTAGCAATTGTTGCAGAACTTACAGGAACAAATGCTGTTCCGCTATATACTTTTAGTTTTGATTCAGATGCATCAAACCAAATTTGCCCTTTAATTGGAGCAGTTGGTGCAGTTACGTTTGAAAAGTTTTCAAGTATTTTAATAAAGTTTTCATTAAGTACTTCGCCGAAGCCACTATAGTTCTTACCAATCAGCGTAATGTCAGTTGAGATATTATCAATTTGACCGTCTGCGACTGTTGAAACTATTGTGCCGTCTGTTTTATTAATTTGATATGCCATTTATATCTCGCCTTATGTCGTTGTAAACGCTGGTGGTCCAGATCGTATAATATAGTTAAGTGTTAAATACGGATTCATAATACCCACTAACGAACCTAATGCAAAGTCAGTGCTTGGCTTTTTAATACCGCCGGACTGTTGCAAGTACTGTGCTTGGCCAACTGCTGTTGGACCTAATCCAGTTGTACCTGGGCTAACAATAGCAGAGTCAATTCTAACTGCCGAGTATTGAACTCCGTTTGCTGTCATGTTGTGTTCGTGATCTGGTAAGTTGCCAAGTGTTAGTCCTACCGCAGATGCACCAGCTGCGCCTGCAAGTGTTTGAGCTTCTGTACCTTCAACTCTTGATGGGCTTGGTTCACCGCCGCCATTGTCAACAAATCCGCCAATTGCATTTGGAACATTAATATTGTTATCCATATTATGTTTACCTAATGCAAAACGTCCACGTAAGTCTGGAAGTCTAAATGTTCCTACACCGTTAAGTGCTGCTGATCCGTTATATGTTGTTCCAATAATGTCAAACAATTCTGGAAACTTAGATCTTTCAACTTCGCCACCATCACATAATAAAAAACCATTGGGTGTTGCTGATCCTGCATATGGCATAATACCGCCTAGTGGAATACCTAAGTCGCCGACGAATGTATCTCTAGTTTGTTTTAATAGCCCAGTTGCGCCTCCAGCTTCTGCTGAAGATCTGTATACCAGCAAAAAATCATTTTTATCTGATATGTTTGGTGCTGGTTCATCTCTATCTTTAACAATGTTAGCTGTTAGTGTAGTTTGGAAAGTTTTAGTATAGTTTCCAACTTGTCCGTCAAATTGTACTGCTGGCGACACAACGTCACCTACAAGTGAAAAACTAGTAACATTTTTTAAGTTTGTTGCAGTATTAGCATTACCTGTAATGTTACCGTTAATTGTACCAATAATTTCATCAGCTTTAATTGATTTAGCATATACTGTGTTCCACCGATTAGTCTCTTCACCAACATTATATGTGTCATTTGTTTGCGGTCTTAAAGTCTGTGATTTAATCGTGCCAGTAATATCTGCTGCGCCGCCAACTAAAATATTTTTAGCAACAGCAATACCGCCTGCTGTAATAATACTACCTGTTGATAAGTTTGTTGTTTCAGCAACGTTAGTGATCTTAATTGCGCCAGTTAATCCAAAATTACCGTCAACATCAAGTGCTTCTTCTGGAGCAGCAAGGTTAATGCCAATTTTATTATCAAGCACTCTAAGAATTGTAGTTGGAATGCCGTTTCTGTTAATTTGTAGATCTAATGAACTACCTGCTGCTGAATTATAAATCTTTGCTGCTGTTGCTGATGTTGTTACTTGGAAGTTACCGTCAACTCCAATAGTTAAACCTGCATTATTTCTAACATTAAAACCAAAATCAGTTGTATTAATAATATCGCTTCTTAAAAACTTACCTGCTGATACTTCAACTCCGCCTATGTTTAACGCATCTGCATTTTTTGCAGTACCAATTAGTTTAGGAAGGTTGCCGCCTAAGAATAATGAAGCAAATTCAGTTCTTTCTGTGTCGTTTGCAGGAGTAGCAACATTAAGACCTGCTTTAATAGTTGCAAATCCTTTAATATTAACTTTAGGAGTAAATGAATCTTTTGAAACAACAACAATCGGTTGGTCAGCAATATATAAAGTTAAAATACTTTTTGTTTGGTTATCTGAGTCTGCAATATTTTCAACTGCTGGGCCGTATCGTAAACCGTCAATTGAACTTTCTGCTGGTCCAACTAATAGCCATCTAGTTCCTGTGTAAATTCTTAGCTGCTGGTTTGTTGTATCAACCCAAAGTTCACCAACTTTAGAATTTTCTACGCTTGGCTCAGTAACACTCTTTTGAATGTTTGATGCTGCTTTCCATGCAGTGTTATCAAATAATTGTAGTACACCGTTAGTAGTATCGTACCATAACTGGCCTTCGACTGGATTAACTGGTGCATTAGCACTTGCAAAGTTTTCTAAAACAGAAAGAAAGTTTTCAGCAATAATTTGTCCGTATCCAGTAACGTTACGTCCTGGAAATGTTAAACTAGTATCCTGACTAGACGTATTATCGAAAACTGTAATTGGAGTTTTGTTTTCGCTGTCTGTAAAATTAACAATATATGGCATCTATTAAACCTCCGTAAAGCCGGTTAAGCTCTGTACCCTAATTGTGTAATCAATTTGTAAGAGTCTGTTTAGCGACTTTTGAACTGGGTGGAAAACTACATGTGTTAAAAGTTTGCCTGTTCCTGCTGGATCATACCATTTAAGTCCAAGCTCGTCAAAAACAAAGTTACTGTCCATGTCAACACTGTTATCAAATGCTTGTTGATCGTCTGGCTCACCGTAATCTAATGTACAAGTTATAACAATATCACTATATGTTGCTCCGCTAATATGTCTAATTTCCATTTTATTTCTTACTGGGTCAGCATTAGCAATTGAGTTTTGATCAACAACTTTAGTATATGTTTGATTATAAAGACTGGAGTTTGCACCGATTGTGTTAGGTGTTAGATATGTAATTAAGCCTGTAGGATCAACAGTAGTACCGCCGCTACCAAACGCCATTTCGTAGACAGTGCCTATCCCTTGATTTGAAAGACTGTTAACTATTGCAACACTCATATTTTCATAATGAATAGCATTGCGCTTATCCTGAAACACTTCTCCTGTTTCTGGATCGAAGATCTTAATATGCCCTTCAAAATGGAACCCTCCGGTCTCATTTAATCCAGGTTTGTTTGGCGTTTTATTTTGTTTATCTGACATGTGTTTATCTTCCAGTTTCATAGTGTATTTATTCCGGTAACTTTGATGTCTTGGCAGCAATGAACTGACTAATCGGTGAACTGTTTTTAAGCAGCGTAGCGCCGGTTGTAGCAGTGGTTGTGCCTCTATCGTACCATACTTTTCCTTGTTGTTTAATAATACTAATACGTGTACCTGCGGATGGTACCGTTGTTAGCCTAATATACGCTGTATCTCCGTCAACACTAAATTCAGCTTCAACTTTTTTATCACCCATTGGGCTAGTTGCGCTAAGAGTTTCATCGTATTCTTCAATGTAAGTCTTGCGTAATCTTCTACCGCCTGCAAACACTTCAATCGAATCACATCTTCCGTAAATAGCTGGAATTGCGCCTGCATACCAATCTGTAACAGTACTTAGCTTAGGAACGAACGGTAATGGTCCTATTAACTGACTACTGCCATCACTTACGAAGTCATATCTTTCATGTACATCTTTGTAAGGTATAATTTCGTTTTTGCTTAGATCAACTACAAATGAACCTTTTACAGTTACATTATTAATTCCTGTACCCTGCGAGCCACGTCTTAGTTGTCCTAACACATTGCCTTGCTTAGTCATGTATTCAATTTTCTCTCCATTGATCTCAACAATACCAGCTGAATTAATAGTTGATTGTGGATTAAACAATGTTGACGCATCTGTTAATGTAATAGTAGTATCGTAATAATTTAAATCTTTATCAAGTACAAGACTATCAGTAATTGCATATCTAGTATAATGATTCTTGTTTAACATGTCTTTGCTGACTTCGTATGCACTTGGTAATGCAAATACATTTGTGCCAAAAGCAACAATATCAAAAACATCACTAGTTACATTTGAGCCTTCAATGTATATTGCTCCTCTAACTACATCTAGTTGATAATCAATATCCTGAGTTAACTTTGATCCGTTTCTATAAATCCAAACATAACTTACTGAAAGTGGTTTGAACGCAATTGGGTAAAATGATCTACCGCCAGCGAATTGATCAGTAACGATTTGCATTGACGGATATTCACTAAACCAAGTTACGTTGATAGTGTCGCCTGCAACTAATGAAGTAGTATCGTTAATAATAATGTTATTACCAACAACAGAGTACTGTGCATTTAAATTGTTTTCAATTTTAATAACATCACCCACTGCTAGATTTTCAGCAGTAATTTCTAATTCTTTAGTTGTACCGTTATAAACATAATCTGTAATGAATGTTCTAAGTTCGTTGTTAATATAAACTTTAATATTAGTTGGAACAATAGAACCAGATGATGCAATAGGATCAATACCTAAAATAAACTTTTTAACTACACCGTCGTATACATTATAGATAGTATCAGCACTTTTTAGTTTCTTATTATTAACTTCAACAATAGTAGATGCCAATGCGCTTTCTCTAGTTAGCTGCACAAAGTTATCTAAATCGTAACTTCTAGTACTACCTTCATAAACAAATTCTTGTTGGTTAATTCTAATCAAAGACTGTAATGTACTATCAACATCAGTAGACGCACCTAATGCAACAATTTTAATAATTGCAAGTCTATCAGGATTTGTACCAAATTGTACTAATGTTCTATCTGGTGTTTCGGGTAGTATGTTAGTACTACTTCTAAATCCTGTATCTTCTTGTACTCCGTTAACTGTTACAAAGATAGTTGCAGTTTCATCGTAGTTTGCATTTGTTAGATACAAGCTAGTTTCGCCGTCGGCAATAAACTCTTGGTAATCAAGAATAGCAATGCCGCCTAATCCAATTGAAAGTATTTCAATTTTTGCATTTAATGCAGGTGCAGTTGAAAATTCAATAGTGCTAGATGCAATATTAACAACATATGTTGCCGGTAATTGTTTTATACTATCAACATATACAATAACTGATTTAGATTCTAGAATTTTTTGACCTATTCCAAACACAGTTGTTGTAGCATCGCCAAGTTTTACAGTTGCATTTAAAGGAGCACCTCTATCCTCTGTTGTATTTTGAAATACTTTAATACTTAAACTATCTAATACTTGTCCTGGAACATTTTCTTCAGTTGCAGCAACTTGTTCTGGACTAAAATATGAGCCGCCATCAATAACAATATCTTCAGCTCTTAATCCTGTTGCTGATGCATAAGCACCTTCCATTGCTGACAATGTGCCACCTGTTAATTGTGTATCTAATAAGTTAATATCATTAATAGTAACAGCGCCATCGCTTTCCGCAGGACGGAATATTAATATATCGCCTGTTTGTGTTGATACATTTTCTCCAATATGAACTATGTTAGTACTACCATCTCCAACAAATGTCGGCATTTGTGCATGTGGATTAACAGTACTTGATGAATCCCAACTTTCTGTGTAGTTTGGATCGTCAATTCTAAGTGTAGGAGGTTCTTGTACACCTTGTTCAATTTGTAGATCTTGAATATCGTCTTGTATAACAATACCTGCTCGTTTTAAGTAGATGTTAATTACTTGACCGTCTGCTGGTGTGTATGGTAATACTACATCAAGTGTGCTACCGTCTGCAACATGGTAGTAATCAGCCGATGCTTCTACACTATCCCAACTATCAGTAAACCAAGGTAGAGCGTCCCAGCCTCCAGTTACTTCAAATGTTGTTCCTTGTACTTGAACTCCACCAAAATCAATTCCTGTCATAAGCTGGTCAAGCTCGTCACCGAGCATGCCTGAGACCGGAGAATAGTATTTGTTAATTCTACTAACACTATCTAAAATTTCATCGTTTTTCTGATATGTAATTTTAATTGTATCACTTGCTGCCGGTGGTGTATTAAAGGTAATTTTACCTTTAAGTTGTTTATAAACATCAGAGTCTAATGTGTACAACGAAATATTGTATTCGTTGTCAAGAACAAGTTGGCCGTTCTGTATAATTGTAATATTTGACTTTTGTCTAGTAGGAGGATATGTTAAATTAAACACCGCAGTTGAACCCGTTGCTACAAAATTCTCTTCTTGAGTAAAGTTTTGATAAAGTCCTGTTTTAGAGAGCCTATCAAACTTAATACCAAGTTGCATTGAACGTGCTTTACCGTTACCTAGAATAGCAACAGCGTTGGCAGTGTTAGGTGATGTACCATTTCCGCCAACTAACGTTACTGTTGGGGTTGATGTGTATCCAGCACCGTGTTCAGATAGTCTAATTCCAACTACTTTTCCACTAGTAATATATGCTGTTGCTTTAGCTCCAGAGCCTCCGCCGCCAGTGATCAATACTCTAGGAGCTTCTGTATAATCAGCACCTTTATTAGAAATATTAACACCTGTAATCTCATATCCTTTATTGTCATTCCAATATTTGTATGGATATGTGCTTACTATTTTATCGTTTGCACTCACAGGAACAATTTTGCCTGCTTCTGTTGAGTAGTAAGGAGGTAAATCAAAGTCTGATATACCTGCATTAGCAGTATCAGTAGTATCATACTTACTGATGTATTCTCTTACTGTTGTACTATATGGTTTAACTTCATTAATATAATCTAAATAACTTTCTAAACTGTCATTTCTATAATTTGTTTTTTGTTTTAATGTTCCAACATTGTGAGTTGCATTTAAGAAACTAGTTTTAAATGCCCAATCAACGTATGTTTGTTCAGCAAATACATAACGCACTGATGTAAAGAATAATTTATTCCACTCAACAGCATAATCACCAATACAAATATCTTCTTTAATTGCTTTCATAATGTATCTTAACTCAAATGATACTTCTTTATCATAAAAGTCAATATCAAAGCTATCAACATTATCATAACCTACACCATTTAATGATGCGTCATACAATAAATTCGATAGTTGAATAGTACCTAGTTCTCTACCAATTAATACATAATTGTTTAGGCCTGCATTTTCAGTATCAGTAACTTTTCTAAACACTGCCCAGCCGCCGGAGCCATATTCTTTAATACGGATTAAGTCGCCAATTGAAACCTCAATAGTTGGAAGTTGATATACACTAATTATTTCTTGAATAATTCTTGATGTAGGACCAAAGTCATTATCCCACCAATCAGCGTAGGACCAATATGCTGGTGTGTTAAACGCTTGAGATCTACTTCTGTAAAAAGTTTTTCTTACATCGTCCCATGAGTAAATGCTCCAAAAGCCTCGTGCTGTAGAATCACTGTTAACTAACACACTAAACTGTCTTGGTTTAGTAATAATTGTAGTGTAAAGTTTACCTGGATTTACAATAGTAACTCCAGTTACTCTACCTTGGCTATCAATGGTAGTAGTTGCTTCTGCGTTTACACCGTCACCTTCAAATTCGATAGAAGGAGCAATTTTATAACCAAAGCCCGGATCAATAATATCAATAGAATTAACTTCGTTGTCAATGATATTTGACCTTAATTTACACGCTTTAACTCTAGTAGTACCAACTTCTAATAAATCAATATAAGTGTCTGCTGTTGTATCATACAAGTTTAGTAATACACTTGGCTCAGAATCTACACTATTAAGTGTTTTAAAATTAATAGAATCTGCAAACGCTTCGTTGTGCAGCACTTTATTAATATTAGTAATAAGTGTTTTTAGGATTGCCCTTCTCTCAACAAACATACTTTGTCTTGGTCTAAAAGCAATACCATATTTTTGTTTTTCAGGAAGATCTGATGCAGGTATTCTATTACCTTGTATATCACGCCCTACCAAACTATCAATCCATTTATTTTCTAATGATAAACTAGGTAAGCTGTCTGAAACACCTTCTGTTAATAGTTGGTATTCGTTGTGTACTTGATTTTGTTGTTCAGTTGAATTATAATATTCAATGTTAAACAATGAATAATCTTCTGTAACTGTTGACTTATAGTTGAATAGTAAAAACTTGTCTGTATCAATAAATGCTGCATAGGTTTGTCCTAATGCACTAGGATCGTTAATTAAGTTAAACACATCGGCAGCTGAAATATCTCTATCAGTATTGCTTGGTACAGTTACTTTTCCTTTAACCCAGAAGTAATAAAGTGTTTCTGTTTGTAATCCAGTGTTAGGATTATAATCCTGTCTAACGCAATATGCAGAGTCGTCTGCATACAGTGGTTGCCCTGAAATACCCAACGGTACTCCTTCGTTAGTGTCTGCTAAAATTGCCCATTCAGATGGAAGTAATTTTGATTCTACCCATTCGTAAATATCAATCGATGCGCCAGGTGCTAATGCTCCCCATGATCCAATTCTATATGATGCATCACCTTGCTCGTAGTCATACCATTTAGCTGTAGAAATATCCCACCATAGTTTACCTACGTTAGAAGACTTCCAGCATATCGAGCTATCAATAACCGCATCGGTTGCTGTGCCATTGCTATAAATTGCAGGATCGTATGGAACTTTAAACGATAGTTCTCTTTCTGCTGCTGCTAATAATTTTAATTTAGCAGGATCAAATATTTCAATGTCAATAATTTTTGTATCATCAACAGTATCATAAAGTGATAATCTTTTAAATTTATCAATATCAACTGTAAGTGGCTGTGATCCAATAATGTTTAATGAATTAGAGTTTGTAGTTTTTTCAAATAAACGTACTGTACCTGTCTTGTCGCCTTCAAATGCAATATTAACTCCGTGCGGTGCTGGAGAAATATATCCAGGTGAGCCAACTAGTATTGCATCTCTCGATGCTGAAATACTATATCCAAAAGATTCATTTAATGAAAGCGCATCATCAAGTTTTTCTGTTAAGAAGAATGTTTCAGATGTGCCTTTTTTCTCAAATACATAAACCGCTCCAGCAAACCCGTCATAGTCTTTAAATCTAGTTCTAGTTCTATCAAACGATGTTTGTGAAGCATCAAATCTAGTTTGTAATGCATAAGGAGAATTAGTTGCTCCTACTGCAATAATTTCTGTTCCGCTAGATATTGAAATATCTTGTCCAAACATTTCATTTGGATAATTTGTAAAACTTGTTAATTTCTGTTTTAATCTATAAGCATACTCTGTTGAGTCTGAATCATATTTGAATACATACGCACTTCCTTGATTCTGGAAGTTCTTATCTGCTAGTGGGCTAGTTACAACTAGTGTATTACCAGTATAATCTAATGCAATTGCAAATCCAAATTTATCGCCTGAGCTAATAACTTCACTTGCATCAAGGTCACTTAGGTATGGTAATGAATCTGCATTAATTTGTTGAATTAAATTATAAGCACCTGAGTTAGTATCTTTCTTGTAAAGGAATACTTTTCCTGAAGCAGTATCTGTACTATCTCCAACATTAACCCAAGGTTGGCCAGCATCAGGCAATTCGTTGTAGCTTCTAATAGTGCTATCAGCACCTACTGCATTTGGACCTTCGTTTTGTAATTGGTGATATGTGCTTTGAAATTTTACAACATCACCGTGCTTATATTCATAATTGTTTTTCCACAGCCCTTTATAATTTGGAAAATACTGCCCGTCACTATTAGGTGCTCCAACAGCTAGTATTGTTCCATTATAATTCATTGCTAGTGAGGTACCAAAACGATCATCTTGTTTGACCATTTCAAGTATTTGATTCTCGTCAAGTATTCCTGCATCTAATGTTGATCCGTCATCGCCAGTTGCAAGTGATTGTGGTAAAGATGCACCTGTTGTAACTGGATCCATTACTTGCCAGTCATTTGAGTAAAGTGTTAATGAACTTCCGTCGGATACATTATCAACTAATGCTTTCCACATTTCACCGTTTGAATAAACAATCGATCCTTTAGGATAAAAAGTAGAATCATCAGCAGCATATGTGCCTCTATAATTCTTGTTATAATCTAAGCGCCAGCCATCAGTAGCATTGTATGTATAAAGATACACACGCCCTTTGTTATCCTGAGAACCCGGTGCAGATACTGCCATAAAATATGTGCCAGCGGTATCTTTGCTTAATGTAATTTTTGAACCGAATCTTTCACGAGCATAAAATCTTGGACTTACTTGTATATCAATTAAATTCCACTGTTGAGAACCATACTGGTATATAAACATTGCTCCAGTTTCAAAATCTCCTGCATTTGACCCGCTACTAACTGCTTTTATGTTTTGTACTTCTGTCCATTCATTACTGTAAACATCAATAGTACTACCGTCACCTTGAATGTTGTCAGTAGCTTTGTAAAGTCTTCCAGCATACAAAACAATATCACCAATAAGATAGTTTGCATTTACATTAAAAGCACCTTTATAGTTACTTGTAATTCCACTTGCTAAAGGAGCTCCGACTACAAGCCATTCACTATCAGGCGAAATTGCAATTTCGTTACCAAACGATCCAGTAGCTGCTGATTGCGCCCAAACCGGTGGCTCTAATAATTGCTTAGATGACAGGCCAGTAGCAGTTTTAACATAGATACCTACTTTACCTTCGTCTGGAATACCAACAATAGCTTGTTTTAACAAATCACTGTATACTGTTTTCTTGCCAACACTTTCTGGAGTAGTAATACCAAAATCAATAATTTTACTTGGTGTAAATTGTTTTGTTTTTTCTGCTACTTCCCAACGTCCATTTACATTAGAATCTACAAATACTTTTGAGCCGTTAGTTAATAGTGCAACATGTTCCGGATTCATTGATTCATAAGATCCAAATCGTGCAGTAGTAAGAAGCATTGGATATGTTGCTGTGCTAGGATCATATCCATCAGCTGCATCAAACGTTTCTGTATGTTGTACAGTTATAGAAGTAGTAGTTGCTGCTTTAACTTTCCAAAATTTGTTCAACCCTACAATAGTAGTAATACCAAACATGTCATCAACTTTTAGCATGTGTGCTTTATCAAAGTCAAATGTTACTTCGTTGTCATCATTACTTGTAACGTTGGTTATTTTTAAATCATAAACAGTATTTGCTCTAAGTACTGTCCAAGAAGGCCCATCAAAGGTTACCCAAATGTGACTGTTGTCGTTAACTAGTGAAATATCTAAATCTAAAATACTATCTTTGTTTGTAACTGTAAAATCTACTTGACCAAATTTCACATACCCTGCTGTTTTAACAGGTTTAGAATCGTAACTAACAGGACTAATGTTAGTTGAATATGGAGTTGGCGCATATTGAAAGTTTGTTTTATCAATTCTATAATATCTATCAACTGTAGTTTCTGCCGAAGGTTGTATAATAACAGGCTGCGGATTTAATTGAAATTTATCTGTTTCTAGTTTAATTTCAATTTTTGTAGACTGATCAACTCCGCCTAGTTGGCCTACTCTAAATCCCCATTCTTCGTTTAGGTCAACTGCTGATGTGTTAGTATCAGCACCTAATTTAGTAAACAATTTTGTAACAGCGTTGTTTGTGCCTTTTTCTCTAATAAATCCTTGATACAATTGAAACTGAGTAGTTGGATCTTCAGATAAGTTTTCTAAATAACTTCTAGTTTGATAACCTATTGTATGCCTTGCTAAATCTCTTTGGCTTTTGCCAAGTCCTTCAGAAGAAACATCAAAGTAATCTTCAATTTGATTAATTCTATAATCAAAGTTAGGAATCAATTGCTTAACTGGCTCTGAATCTAATAAGGTCCAGTTGCTGTCTAAGAAAGTTTCGTCACTAGTGTGATTGCTTCTTGCAGTATACTTGTAAGATCTATAAGAAACAATATCGCCTAATTTATAATCATAGTAAGGAGACCATGTTCCAATAGAAACATTATCAAACAAAAATCCAGGACTAGTATAATCACCATCCCAATCAGTTGTTCTAAATCCCTGGGCTTTGATTCTTTCTTGTCTATAACCTGTCGCTTTATCAAAAATAGTATCGTTGAATACTGTTTTATCATCAAATATTGCTACATGCTCTTTAACAACATAATTTATTTTTAATAGATAAATGCCTTGCGTTGTATCTGTTGTACTAATTTCAACATTTTGAAAACTTCTTGATACATCTAAAAACTGAGGATCTAATGCAGACCCGTCTGCGTTTAGTACATTGTAATCGTAGAAACCATCTAATAGACTTTCAGCAACACCAACTGCAAGATTAATGTCCATACGTGTTGCGCCAGGACTAACTGTTAGGATAGATCCTTGTGCCCAGTTGTGAACTGACCAGTACATAAATTCTTTTGCTGCTGTTACAAAATCTTGTACTACCTGATTAGTGCCGTCATAGTTTGCAAAATTAAAACCTTGTCCTTTAAGATATTCTTGATACCCTAGTAGAAAATCTACTACACTTTGAATAGTATTAAATTCTGTTCCGTAGCTAACATTAACAACATCAAAAGTATTAAAACTTCTTCTACGCTGTGCTATTACAGCATTATCAACTGGTAGGTCTGGAAGTTTAACTAGTTTATCTTCACTAAACGTGTCTCCTTGAGTGTGAGTAGAATTAGCTCTGTAAAATACTCCTCTATAAGAAACAATTTGTCCATTATTAAATGTTTTTCCTGCTTCCCATTCTGAATACGCTGCTGAAGTTCCTGCAACTGAAATTACAGGATCTTTCTGAAGCGGATAAGGTGTATATGTTTTAAAATACGGATTAACATTATCGTATCCGTTAATTGTCCAACCAGACGCTGTCTTTTCAAAAATCACACCACTGTATGTTGCTGAAGAAATTGGTGAACTCACATTAAAGATAATGTCATAGTTTTCTTGAGGTATAAACACACTAGTACTCGACGAACTAGGATTCTTACTATCTAACAAGTATCGTTGTTGCTCTTGGTCAACAAATCCGCTTAGTCTAGAAGTAAGCCTAACATTGATATTAGAAATAGTTTTTTGTGCTTCAGATATCAATTCACCTTGAGATTTAATATAAGATGAAAGATAGTACGATAGTCCAGCAACTTGAGTTGTTCCTGAAACTGGAAGCTGTAGTTGGCTAAGAGTTAAAAACGTATCTGTAGTGGTATGCACTAGCTGATTAATAATATTACGTTTTGCAATAGCTCTATCAAAGTTTAAAATTAAGTAATCAAAAGGCTTTAACAATGCCAATGCAGTAGTAACTGCAAATGGATATTCAGAACTAGATTTCCATGCATATTCAACAGGACTAACATCTCCTAGTTTGAACGAGCCTCTGTTGTTTATAAGTTGGAAGTTACCTGCAAGTCCTGACGTTAGCGGGTCTAATAAGTTACCGTCACAGTCGCATGGTATATGAGTTAATATACTTGGTCTTGCATATCTAGGATAAATTCCAGCTGTAGTACCTTGTGCAATTTTACCAGCTTGAATATCTTCCCATAAAACTAAGTTACCGTTTGTGTACGGTGCTGCTCCATATTCTGTATCCCACCAAGTTGGCTTTTCTGTAAAACCAAGCATTTCCCATGGATGAGTATGTGGTCTATCAGTATCATAAAAATGCTTGTACACTCCTCTCCAATATCCCGGCAAGTTTACAGTGCCTGTTGGGTCTGTCATATTTGAATATGTATATGTAAACGGCTCACCATCAACAAAGGCATCATTTACTGTATATGATAAATTAGTATTTTGTACCCAAGATAAAAACTCTTGGTTAATAACGCTATCTAGCTCTTCTTTTGTAAATGTTGCATTGCCATAATATCCGCCTAATGCTTTATCGATATCAAATACAGCAGGATCATATTGTTGCTTAATGTTGTTATAAATTCTGTATTCAAACTCTAAAAGTAAATCATCTCTAAAGTCATCATAGGATGTTGTTTTACTACCATCATGTCCTTGAATTACATTCTTAGGAGTTCTATAAGTATCGTCTAAATACATCTCAGGTTTGAACTTAGGATATACTCCAATTGAAGTAGGCGTTGGAGGAACATGGCTAAATGCCGTTGACACATATTCTCTAATTTCTATTCTGTCGTCTTCTTCTAGTGTAGTTGAAATATCAATAAATCCAAACGCACTATTAATTGTGTAATCAGTATTAACTAATAGCTGATTGTCGTTTAAGTAAACATACACAGCTCTTCTACTAAGTGTATCTAAATTAAAATTCTCAGTTAACGTAAAAGTTGTAATACCAATATCTGCTACAATATATTTTGTTGATGTAAACGCTCCTGCACCTATCATATCAGAATCAGCAAAAGGACTGTCAATAGTTTTAGTCTTTGTCATTGACTCGATAATTGTATCTAAGAAATCAGCAGTGTTATCGTTAAACTCTAGTATAGTTGACTGTTTAATAATATTTTGTTTAAAAACAGTATAAGCATTTTTAGCATGTCTTAGCGATTTTACAACGTTAAGATCTTTATCGTTGATTAGCATAGTTGATACTGCTGCAAATCCAGAGTGTTTAAGGAATCGTTTTGAGTGCTTTTGATAATCTGCTAAATCTCTAAGATTAGAAACACCTGGAATTGCGCCAACTATTCTTTTATCAAATTCTAAAGACGATTTTAAATGATCAGATGCTTGACCTAATGTGAATGTTTTAAGTTGTTCGTTTAGAGGATTTTTTTCTATGCCTACTGGAATTTCGTAGTAACCTTTATCAGGCACAATATCTGCTACTACTTTAATTGTAATAACATCGTTAATTGCAAAAGTTTTTTCAAAAGTAAACTGCGAAGATGCTCTTGTATACGGAGTACTAATAGCTTCGCCGTTAAGGTAAAAATTAATAATAGCGTTACTAGGTAATTTTTCCCAGTCAACAGTTTCAAACACTGCTACTGAGTCAGCAACAGTTAATGTATAAGAATCAACAATCGGTTGAAGGAATGTTTTATCAGTAGCAATCCACCCATTAACATACATGTCATTAATTTTATAATACCCAACATTAGTATTTTTAGTATACTGTGTTTGAGATAAAGTATAAACAAACTTATCTGTTTCAAAATTCCAATCAAAAACAATATCTCCAACGTTATTGATATTGGCATACTTTAATGCAAACCCTAATTCAGTATCTGCGGTGCCAGTTCCAACTTTATAACTTACAAGATTAGATCCAACAAATGTTGACACAGGATATGTTACTGCATCACCAAAAGATACTCCACTACTATCAAACACATCAAACAATGGTGATTGATTAGCTTTTATTTTAGCCTGACTCTTAACCCAGTTTGTACCGTTATAATGATACATTCTGCCTGAGTTTGCAGTTCCTCTACGTATTAATACAGCTTCGTTAAACACTGAATCTGAATCTGCTGTTTCTTTTAAAGTAATTTGTGTTTTATTGTTATGCTTAACAAACTTAACTTCGTATATTTTGTTATTTGCTTGATTGTCTGTATCAGAAATTACAAGAACTCTTGCTCCTTCAAACAAAAACTCTCCGTCAACATTGTAGCCTTCGCTTCCTTCAATGTTAGAAAACACATCAGTAGTAAAGTCATCAACATAGTCAACAGTTTGTTTTGCAACAGCACCATGATTAAACAATTGAATGTTAGGTAAGAACTCAATAATTGGACGTTTAGCTCTTGCAGTTTCTAACGAGTCAAAATCTTGGCCTCTAAGTCTAAATGCTTGTTCTAGTACAGATCTATGAAACCATCTATTATATCTTGACCACGGATTAGAATCTTTGCTATTTCTTGCAATAGTGATATAATCTTTATTACCAGGATATTGAGTTGCATCATCAAATGGCTGTGTATCAAATCCTTCATTATCAAACAAAATTTCCGGTGTGTCGGTTGCAAGTGGTGGTGGAACTAAATCAGCAAAGTTAATTAATGTGATACTATCGCCCACACCTTCAACTAGCCATGTGTTGTTTGCATATTTTGCAGGCTCAACCTGTCCTCTAAAATCTACAACTAGACCGTTTGTAAATGCTAGTCCGGTTGCTGTGGTATAATCTTTTTTACCAACAATTTCTTTATCAACGTTGATGAATGTGTTTGAATCAATGTCAGCAATAATAAACCTACCTAATCTGTTAGGTGATACATCACTTTGATAATATAAAATATCAGGTGAGTTGGCTGGAACTGTAAATGTAATTGTTCCAACTGTTGTACCATTGCCTTCAACTCCCTGATTGTATAGTAGCGATGCAAATGCTGCATCGTTAGCTTCTAATTTCCAATCCTGCGAATCAACTGTAATACTACTTCCGTCTAAAATACTTGTGTTATTAATACACTTCCATAACTTTCCGTCAAATACTGCTAGTTCACCAGCAAAATATGCTTTGTTAGGATTAAAAATTAACGACCCAGTATCGTAATTACTTCGAATGTAAAACCCTTCTTGAGGAGAGTTTACTTCAAACTTATAAGTTTGGCCTCTGTATAATGTGATGTCTGGATTATCAGTAATATTATCAGGTGAAAGTACCCAGCTATTAATTCCTGTCTTTACTTTATAAGTACTTTGAATATTAGATGCTTGTCCGTATACATCTACAGACGGTGTTCCTGCTGGCACCCAATAGTATTCTCTGTAGTTAATAAACTTGTCCCAATTAACAGGTGGGTTCCAACTGTAATGCTCTTGCTCTGTTGTTTTGTCATCGCGCTCGTTAGTATTGCCAAAAAATTCCAACATACTTTTAAGATCAATGTAGTCATTAAACTTTTTAACTTCTTGATTTTCTTCAACAGTAATTCCGGGCTCTAATTGATAACGACTTCTTAATGTTTGATCATTATCAAGATATACATCTTTCCCGTTATACGTTTTACCGTAACGCTTTCCAATATACCCAACAGTTTTGTCAACAACACCTGGTTGTACAAGAGGATCTAATACTCCTGATAAAAACTTTTTATTTGCAGGAGTTTGAAAAACTGTAGGAAGAAAGTCTGAGCTGTTTCTAATTGGAATATCGCTCTTAGGAAACTTTTTCTTGTCTGCCATTATGTGTTACTCACTATTGAATTTGTTGCTGCATTAATTTCAGCAGCCGTGATAGAAGTTACTATTTCTATATCATCAACAGTGGCACCATTAGCGAAAATCTCGTCTGGCTTACTTTGGATTTCAAACAGGCTTCCAAATGCCTGTGATGATTGTCTTGGTAAAATAACAAGGTTTGATATATCTGGTGATACAACATTAAGAACGTATGTTGAAAGTTCACTTAGATAGAACCTATCTCCAAAGTCCCAGTTATTAATATCAAAGAAATCATTCATTGCATTAACTATTCTAACTTTTAAGTTATTATCATTAATTGTTTTTCCAGTATTCTTAACAACTTTAAACTTAGCTTGTAATTTTGTATCAGCTGCGGCACCAAATAGTACTTTGTATTTTACAGGATGGTACACTACTTCGTCACTAATTGATTTAATTGCACTTAACCCTATGCCAAATGCAATTCTTAATTCATCTGAACTAGGAGCTATTGGCTCAATTGTTGTAGCTCCTACTAGATAATTTTTAAAACTAGTATCATACGACCTGGTTAGTACAAACAAGTCAATAATGTTTGTTACACTAGGATCAATTCTTCTATCTTCACTAGCTGAATGTGTGTATTGGAATTTTAAATTGTCTCTTCCAATATTTGCTTTGTATGTACTTTCTAACACTAGTGTATTAGTTGTTCTGTCAACACGTTTAACTCTATTTTGTGCAACATCATAAAAGTATATTAACTGACCGTCTGCATAATTGTTAACATTAACTAATGACTCTTTTTCAATAATCAAAATTGGAGTTACTGCCGTATCAATTAAATTATAAATTGTTGTGCCGTATTCGTCTTTAGCAGATTTAAAAAATAGATATTTTAAGTCAAGATCTTCACCAACAACATTAACAAACGATTCTGGATTATCAATTACTCCGTCGGCATCTGAATCTCTAAAACCTAACTTAATTTCACTTGCACTTTCATACCCGTCATCGTATGCAATAGTATCCGAAACTTCAAACGGGTAATCTTGGATCAATGAACCTATACCAACATTTAATGAATTAATACCTAACACATTGATCATGTCTTTTTCAACCTTGCCAGTTAAGTTATTATATGCTTTTTCATTTTTATCAAAATAAAATCTATTTTGTTTTTTACTACCAAATACATAATTTAGTGTTCTTATTCTTACAACGTACTCGTCATTCTCTTTAACAAATGCAACAATCCAAGAACTATCTAAATTGTTGTTTGATATATCACCTGTTTTACCTAAACTAAAAGATGCTGTTAAGTTTAAGTTTTGATTTTGAATAATTTTCCAACTTGCCGTATCTTGTTCAAATCGCAATCCAAAGTTTAAATTAGCAAACGCTTGGGTAACCATTGACGATTCAAGGGCGTCTGAAAGATCACTAACAAACTTAGGAACAATCCTCGAAGCAACTGCTCCTGAAGGAACATTATCATTAAACACTACCGGACCTACGCCTTTAGCATTTGCTCCTGTTCCTGCGTTTGTTCCGTCACCTGCAACACTTATAACTTTTGTCCATATAAAACTTTTTTGTGTAGCATCAGTTGTATCTGTAGTAACTAAGTTTCCATTTTTAAATGACTGTCCTGTTGGAGCTGTAAATTTAACATTTGCTCCTGGAGAAATATATTTTAAGTTGTTTGTAGAATATGTTCCTACTTTTAGTAATGACAGATCAACTTTGTTCTGAAAATACCCTGTACCAATATTAACATCATTAGTTGATGCAGTCCATACAATGTTATCTCCTGAAAACAAGATCTTATCAAACTTTGTAAAATAAAAATTATATACATCAGTATCTGTAAACACTTTTTCTACTTTTTGTTTAACAAAATTAATAATGTCTGCTCTATTTGCAAATTTAAAAGAAAGCTGTTTTTCTTCTTCTTGTTTATAAATGTAGCCGTCTGTACCAAACACATTAATAGAACTATATTTTCCACTTGCATCAATAATATCAAAGTTTCTAGAAAGGCCGCTTGATGTTCTATTTGTTGCTTTTACTTTTAAAATATTCTGCGAACTTGCTAAAGGTGCAAGATTATAATCTTCACCTGTAATCATTCTATTTTGTGTGTAATATTGTGCCGGAGCATTTTGCTTAATTGAAGCTAATGACTCAGTTGCTGTTGCTGTTGAAACAGATGACTGTAAAGCTAACCCAATTGTTAATGCATGTTGCACACCTTGATCGTTAACATAGTCAACTGTAATACTAATGTTTTTCATTTCATTAGGATTAATAGTATAATTTAAACCATTACTAATTCTGTAATATGACCTAAAAGATCCTTGTGGTAAATTACCATAAACACCGTCTGCAAAAATTAAATCAACTTTGTCGTTTTCTTTAGTTTCAGTTGCATATATGTTTCTAATGTTTCCTTGTAAGCTATTGTAAGCAATATTGTTGCCAGTAAGACTAGAAACTTGAGTCCATTCAGTAGTTTGATTGCCGTTGCCATTTACAGCAAACAACCAAACATCATCGTTATTAATATTTGACGTATCAATTGCAACCTTTTCATTTGTTGACGGCGAAGGAATAGTAAAATCTGCTAGTTCTAATGCACCCTGTTTAAACTGTAGAAAGAACCCTGTATTAGTACTTGCAGGGCCTTTGTTATCCTGTCTATAAACAAACCCCATTTGATTGCCTGGAGTTGGCGACTCTTCATAAAGTTCTTCAGCATCTTTAAAAGAAGTACTTACAATTTCAAAAGTCATATTTCTGCCAGCTACCGATTTAGCAAAATTAAACAAAGGAACATCAGTACCAATTGATCTAAATCTATATTGTTCTGTTGGAATACTTTGAATAGTAGCAGTACCTTGACTTCTACCAAATTTTGTGTTATCAGACATTGAAGCATCAAGTGCTAAAATAAATTGCTCTGCCCAATTAGTATTTGTTGGGTCGTTCCAACGAATTACTTGACTTGCAAGGTTTCTACCATTACTATCAATTAGTTCTTCTGTTGTGCTAACTGATGTAAATTTTAGCAGCCCTTTTGCAGGAACGTTACGTTTAGCATTATAACTAAGCATTTTAGCAATACGTAATACACTTTCTTTACGTTCTGCTAGTTCAATAAAGTTTTCTCTAGAAGCTAAATCAATACGGAATGAAAGACTTTGACCTAAAAATGCAATAGCATCAATGAGCGCAAGGTATTCTGAGCTTTCAATGTAATCGTTAAAATCTTCTGGGTAGTTTTCACGCAGATACGTAATAATCACACGTCTTAAATTTTCAAAGTCGTATGATTTAAAATCTGCATTAGCGAATGTCTGGTAGATACGGGTCCAGTCTTCGTTAAGTAGTAAGTTGTTTTGTCTTGACGTTGTGCTCATTGTTTAATCCTATACTGTATTTACCAATGTTTATTAAGTGCTTACTTTATAACCGAACTGTTTTTATCAAAATCAAACTGCATCCTTTCAGTAACATTAAATGGAACATATGTTACATCTGCTTGGATGCGAATTCCCATTTCTGTACTATCAACACTTATTTGATTTACAACTATTCTAGGGTCATAGTTTATCACATCTTGTACATCCTGTGCTATTAAATCTTTAACTTCGGGTGTAAATTGTTCAAAAATCATATCCCAAATGATAGTTCCAAAATTAGGATTTTCTAATTTTTCACCTTTTCTAATATAAAAATGATTTATAATATCTTGCTTTACAAGATCAATATCATAAAGTTTAAAGTTGTCTGGCTGGTTTTGCGAACTAAACCCTTTGTAAGTATAAACTGTTGAACCAGCTGATCCAACAGATGCTTGGTTAGTCGATACTGTTTTCTTATTGTATAGTTTTGCCATTATTGATTCTCCTCTCTATCGGTTGCTGATGGAGTTGTTTGTCCAGGTGCTTGGTTTTCGTGCAATGCCCAAGGCTCGTGCTGTGGAACTCTACGCATAATAGATGGAATTGTGCCGTCTAAGAATTTACTGCTTGACCATTCTTTATCTGGGTTTGTTCTTATATTATCGTATGTAATTAAATCTGTAATTGTTAATGCAGTGTCGGCCTGTGCTGCTCCTGTTGCTGCTGGACCATTAAAGTGTATGTTAGGACTTGCTGACATAAGAATGTCGCCGCCTGCGGCAACTTCTGTATTAGCGCCTGATGTTAAGTAATTGTAGCCGCCTGTGTTAATATCCCAGTTTGCTTGTGTGTCTGATCTATCACCAATTGTTTGAATATCAGTAGTTCCGCCAACATAATGTCTGTGATTGCCAGCGACTGAAATATCTAAATCTCCAGCAATAGACTCATCAGCTGCATTGTTATAAGTTCTTGTTTCAATTTTTCCGTTAGCACCAATTAATATGTTAGTGTTGAACGCACTTTCTATTTGTACTCTACCACTCTCTTGTTTAAGAGCATCTTCAATTTTTGCGGGTTGATCTAAACTATCAGGTGACTGGTATTGAGCAGTTGCTTTAATGTTTACATTACGTCCTGCTTCCATATTGATATCTCTACCTGCTTTAATATTAACATCATTTTTAGAATGTACACTAACGCTATCGTTTGCAAAAACATCTATTTTTCCATTAGAGGTTAGTTCGACCCAAGCTGTTCCTTTAGCATTACCAATGTAAATTAAATCTTCAGTATTGTGTAAAAGTATTTGATGTCCTGTACGTGTTCTAAGTCTTGCATATTCATTATAAGGAAGATCTGTTATACCTGCTTGAGTTGCATCACTTGCTTCAACATATTCTACAGGTCCGGTATTAGGAGCAGATTTTCTAATGTAACGATCATCGCCATCGTCCATAACAAACTGTGTTCCGCCTAATCTTGTAACAGGAATAGCAACTGATTGACTTTCAGTTGTTCCTACTTGATAGCGTTTTCCTGTTGATGAATAATCTAATGGGCCAGGAGTGCTAATACCAAAAACTGCATTAGGGTTGTTGCGCCTACTAGTTGTAGTGCTAACTCCTCTAACATCATCTTCTAAAAGTCCCTGTGCTAAAAATCTATCTGCAATTGGATGTAACGGTTTAGGAATTGCTTCTGCATCTGTTTCACGGTCATTAATATTATGTCTTTTATTAATTTCACCAACTGGCAACGGCTGTTTAGTGTTATAATATTTTTTCTGTTCTTCTGTTAATGCAACTAGAGAACTGCGGCCTTCTTGTGTTGGGTCAGTATCAGCTGCTCCGATAGCAGGCACCATGTGATTAGAAAATCTTGGAGGAACACATGCAAACCAATAGCCGTTTGCAGGGTCGCCATCTATAAACATAATCATAATAGTTACGCCAACATCTGGCGGTACCATCCACATCCCATAAGATTGCTGTGTATCTTTAAAATCTGTTTGATTCATACCCATTGCTTCAAATGGAGTATATCCAAAGAAAGGTGAAGCATAATTTACAACATAGGTTTTACCTTCAACGCCTAACTCGTTACCTTGATCTTTTAAAAGAGTAACTTTTAGTCTGCCGTTAAACGTCGGATCTAAAACACTAATAACTTTTGCAAGATATGCTCCGGATCCTAAATTTGCACCTGTTGGTTGTTGTCTTGTTCTACGTTCGATAGCCATTATACTACAATCTCTCCATAAATTCTAATTGTGTTTCCTTCAGAATCAAACGATTCTGAAAACGGTTGTGATCTATCAATATTAAAGTTTACAAGAGTACCGTTTGCCTGTCGACGTTTTTCTATTAACTTAGGTTTAGATTTAAACGATTCCGAACTTGCTGGTTTTAATGACCCTGCTGGGCCTGTCGGAAGTCCTAAACTTTTTAAGAATTCATTTGCAGATGTTTCAAGTGATCCCCCAGGCTTTGATGCGTTTATTAAATTGTCAAACGATAAAGTTGTCCAATCTTTAGCAGTAGCAATCTGCTGTGTTATGTTAGTTTTCTCAGGAACTTTATTACCAAGTACAACAGCTGGTGTATTAGTATCTGCGCCTTTTGGTAACTGGCCGTTAAAGTCAACTTCTTGTTGTTGCATTCTTAAGCATTTTAAGGTCTGTGTAAAATTACCTGCTCTAAATTCGCTATCAACTTTAATTACTTTGTATACTCCACTAAAAGGACTAGGTGCTGAATTTTTAAAATCATAAAGTCCACTTTCTGTATTAACATCAATTGGAGTTCTAAATGAAAGGTAAATGTAAACGTCTTGTCCTTCATAATTAGCCGATCCGTCACCGGTTGTCATTGAACGTGGCTTGGAGGATGCAACATAATTTCCAATTCCACTGTCAACTAGCCAGTATGTATCGCCTAAAATTTCTAAATCTAATTTAACTAAGTCTGTTGTTCCGTTTTGTGTAAATGCTTTTTGAAAGCTATCAGCAACTGTTTTTTCAACATCTTTAAATCCACTACCGCCCTGTCGGTTTAACATTGCAGCAATGTCTCTCTTAGTTTTTGTTTTACCAAGATTACCTGCTGTTGCTTCGCTGTTAGTAGGCTTAGGTGTGTTAGTTCCTACGGGTGGTGATGACACAGTAAAACGTTGATCCTGATTTTGTTCACTTGAAGTATTTGCAGGATTAGTTGGATCAGTGCCTGTAAAGAATAAGTTATTAATTTGAATATCAAATTTTAAAACATCAGTATTTTGTCCTGTATAGAGATACTGATAATGTTTGGCAATTGTTTTTTGAAGGGCTAATGTATTAACTGCTGACCCAGGAGTTTTAAATATACTCTGATGAACAAAATAAGGCACAACTCTATAAGTGTATCGTTTTGCAAAATCACCTATTTGTACATCGTACCCTAAAAACTCAACTTGAATATCGATCCTAAACCATTTAATATAACCTTCTGGTGTTAGATTATTTGATGCTTGGGTTCCGCTGATAGCGTCAACTGCATATTTCGAACTTAAAATTACTTGTGTTATAACATCTGTTAGCGGCTGCTTCTGTGTAAACAAGAATTCTCTAGACTTTTGATTAATTGACATTTTAAATCTGTCAACTCTGCCAGTTTCTTCATTGTATGCATCGCCTGCTCTAGAAAAGTTAAAGTTGCCGCCTTGCTCTGCATCAAATCCAAACGAGGCTTTGCCAATAGGGTTTGTACCAAATGCAGTTTTAGTTACTTGTCCACCTCCACCAACAACTGTTGTACTTGATGAAGATTTATCAGTTGCACCTTTATTAGAATTATTTGAATCTTTCTTTTGAGCAGTAACCCAGTCTCCTGACTTTTCAGGAAATTCAATTATATACTCGTCTGGCACTGAATACTTGCCTGCTGTAATAAGAGATAGCTCGTTATCATTTAAAACTTTTTCTAAACTGTTAGGACCAGACTTTAACATTTCTTCAACTGTTCCTTTGTTAGGAGCAGAAATATTAATGTCGTTAAACAACATATTAATAGTATCTAAGTAACCAATGTGGTTATACGGAAATGCTGACACTTTATACGAGCTACCTGATTCGTTGGTGTCAAATGTTACTGTTTTAAATTTTAGAACAAAGTATTTTGATTTTACTGATGAGCGTTTTGCCATGTCTTCGTCAAAGCCTTGAAAGTCAAGTTTTAAAAGATACGGTGCATCAAGATAGTTTGGCCAACCAGCTTTAATAGCAGCAACTTGCATAGACTCTAATAATAGTCCCATACTATATGGTTCAAAAATATCAAAGTCAAAATTCAGCGCATTTGTATTACCAGTTTTTTCACTAGCACTAATTGCTGCTGACATTCTAAAGTTGTCAATAAAAAATTCAGGTACGCCGGATGCTGTTTTTACTCGTGCATCATCGCCACGTCCTGCAGATGAAAATATAATTCCTGACTCAAATGTTCTAGATTTGTCTTTGCCGCCTGGAATAAAAATGTTTTGCTTATGCTTTGCAAATGATAAGTCTCCTGATCTATAGCTATCAGGCTTGTTAAACTGATCCGATGTTAGAACTGCAAGAGTCCATAACGGTGTCATTGAAGCAAACTGTTCTAACGGATTCTCAACAATATTAGGCAAAGTTCTAGTTGCTTTTTTGCTAGGCTCTCCAACGTTAGTTACTTCGCCACTTTCTGATTTACCTGCAGAGTTCTTGTTCATATGTTTGTCAATAAACGCAGAAGCTCCATTGTTTGTTTCAAGTGAGTCTTTGATAGTCGCTATTCCTGTTTTAATATTAGTAGCTTGTGACTCAATAGTATCAAGAACTTTCAACCCATCTGGTCTTAGCTTAGGACGAAGCCAATTACCACCTCCATTTTGAACTCGGTTTGCGGCACTTGGCGGCCAATCGTTAGGTTTGCCAGCACGGATCCAAGCATAATAATCTGCTGTATTTTTAAAAGGATTGTCAGTACCACCAGGTTTATTAGTATCTACTTTAATCTTTCTGCCGGTTATAGCATCTGTTATTTCGCGTATTGCCATTCTATACTCCTAAATGCTTCTTTAGGTTACTGTGTTTAGGAATATAAATCTGCGTTCCTACTTCAAAATCAAAAATAGGATCTTTTATTACTTCCATATTTCGTTGCACAAACACCCACCACAACTTAGGATCTTCGTAAAGATCAAATGCTAGTAGATCCGGACGATGGGTATAATGCGATTCTATTGTGTAAAGCACATCGTCATCTTCTGCTGGAACTGGTCTAATATCTAGTAATTCTAAATACAAAGAATTTTGACTTGTTGTTGCATACGGTGAGTTATTATTATATACAGCCATTATACATACCCCTTCAGTGTACCGTTGGCATACGATTCTAAACTAAATTGTCTCATTTTTGTTCTGTTGTAAATTGGTTGTACTTCTATCGAAATAGTACTTTGTCTAGGTACCCATGTTGGCTTAGCTCCCTGTGAAGCAGAGTTACACTGAATGTAATCAACATCAGTTGGAAAGTCTACGCTAAAAGATTTAACTACTACAGGTACATCGTTAAACACGTTTGCACCGTATCCGTTCAGCTTACATATAATTGGTGGGTTACCTTGATTTGCTCCTTGACCAAAAAACATCTTCGTTGACGTTTTAAAGAACGTAGTTGCTGCAATCCAATATAGTGCATCTTTTTCGCTTTCAGCTGTAAACTTGCCTGCAATGCTAATTGCGTCCACTTGTGAGTTCTTGTAAGCCTGATAAGGATAATTATTATGAACAGGATCAATTTGTGTGTAATTTGCGGATGTGGAGAATGTTACTTCTGGCAAGTATGGAAATACAACACCGTCAGTCTCTTTTAACATATCAAATAATGGGTTACTACCAAATAGATCAAAAGGGGCTTTAATCCTTACACGCCAATCATTAGGATTAGTAGCTGACATTTTAATACCTGGGGCATCTGTTTGAAACAGTTCGCCACCTGCGGGGAGATTTATACCTCTTTTGAGACTTAACAAATTATTTAAAACACCAGCAGCAGCACCGACCCGTGCAGCCGCATCTTGGAAACCACTTGCTAAGTCGCCGCCAATACCTAATTTAGATATAGTAGATGAAATTTCGCTTAAACTGCCGGACACTTTATTGACTGTTCCTAACGCATCTACGCCGGAACTAAATGCATTGCTAACACCAGTGCCAACATCAGTAGCAAAATCTGATATACTGCCTGCGCCTAACTTAGTAGACACAGTATCAAGTGCTCCTGAAACATTGCCGCCAACAGTGGAAGCAAAACCTTGTATATCTGAAGTTGCTTGGTTTAACGCAGATCCAAGATCGCCGTTACGCAAACTGTTTGCTTTGTCTAGTGCTTCTTTGGCAGCATCGGGCACTTGTTTCAGTGCTGCTTTTTGTTGTTGGTCAACAGCTACGGCTACGCCGGCTACAAGTATTGCTAGTGGTGCTATTTTAGGTAATGCCATTTTGGTAATATTTCCTCTTAATAATACTATTTATTTACGGAATAATGTGCTATTATATTACTTATACAACTGGAGAACTAACTGATGACAATTGGGCAACCAAAAAAGGTGCTATACCTTACAAATAAAGACTTATTAGCTGAAATACACCGCAGTAAAGCAACATTCTGTTCATATACTGATGATTCATATGGTCAATACGACCTTATATTACCTTCATTAGATAAAATTAACATTAGAACTGTTGCCGATGCAAAAAGGGCTCGTGCTAAACGATTGAGCCAACAAGCACATGCGGCTGCTGTAAAAGAACGTGGTAAGAAGATACCTGCAAAAGAATTTGAAATTGATTATAGGAAAATGCAAAAAGAAGATTTAGTGTTTCGTATTATGTCATTCGAGCATGTGCCGGAAGACCTTCTTCGCAAAAAGACTAAGAAGACAGTTGCTGATCATCACGAGAAAGTAAACTTTCCACCCTTTCAACATTGGAAGTTTGATGACAAGGACAATTTAATCTGTGTAGGAAAAAGCCATTGGGTTGGCGGAATGGAAAACGGTTATTTTGATAAAGGCTGTGGACAGATGACTAATGACCTAGCAAGAATGTTTATGAAGCTATGTGATCGTTATGCAACTCGAGGAAACGTTCGTGGTTACACATACAACGACGAAATGAAGGGTCAAGCAATTCTACAACTAGCACAAATCGGACTACAATTTGATGAATCAAAATCTAATAATCCGTTTGCATATTATACTGCTGCTGTTACTAATAGTTTTGTAAGAATCATTAACATTGAAAAACGTAATCAAAATATACGTGATGACATTTTAGAAATGAACGGTATGAATCCTAGCTGGTCTAGACAAAATCAAGACACCGGAAAAGAACCGAAAAAATAGTTGACACACTGTTTTATATGTGTTACTATATATTAAGGAGTAAAAATGCCGTTATTTAAAAAAGCTGCTTGTTTCACCGATATACATTTTGGTATGAAGGGCGGAAGCAGGACGCACAACAATGATTGTGAAGAATTTGTAAAATGGTTTTGCAAGGAAGCTAAAGCTGCCGGTGCAGAAACCTGTATCTTCTTAGGAGATTGGCACCATAACCGTGCAACTACAGATGTAAGTACAATGAACTATACTGTATCTAATCTCGAAAGATTAAACGAAACTTTTGAAAAAGTATACTTTATGGTTGGTAACCATGATTTATTTTACAAAGACAAACGTGAAATTAACTCTATTGAGTTTATGCGGCTGTTTCCAAACATTATTCCAATTACTGAAATATACACCGAAGGCGAAGTAACAATGTTACCTTGGCTAATCGGCGAAGAGTGGAAAACAGTTCCTAAGATACAAAGCAGATATATTTTTGGACATTTTGAATTGCCATTATTTTATATGAATGCATTGGTGCAGATGCCTGATCACGGAACACTCCAAGCAGAACATTTTATTAATCAAGAATATGTATTCAGTGGTCACTTCCACAAACGCCAAACTAAAGGCAACGTTACTTACATGGGTAATGCTTTCCCTCACAACTATGCAGATGCATGGGACGATGATCGAGGAATGATGTTTTTAGATTGGGGCGGTACACCTGAATATAAAACTTGGCCTAAGCAGCCAGTGTTTAGAACATTTAAACTTAGTCAGCTACTTGAAGATCCCGATAATAGCCTATCAGAAAATATGCATTGTCGTGTTACAATTGATGTTCCTATTAGTTTTGAAGAAGCTAATTTTATTCGAGAAACATTTATACCGCAATACAATCTTAGAGAGCTTATGCTTATACCTGAAAAGGTAGAAGTAGACTCGAATGTCGATCCAATTGATCTTACATTTGAAAGTGTAGATACTATTGTACTAAATCAGATCGAAGCAATTGATAGCGATACTATTGACAAACGAATGCTAATGGAGATATATAGGGACCTCGGACGTAATCTATGATTAAAATTAAAGACATAACCGTAAAAAACTTTATGAGTGTGGGCAACCAGACTCAAGCAATTAACTTTGACAAAGGCGAACTTACTCTTGTGCTAGGTGAAAACTTAGATCTAGGAGGTGACGATAGCGGTTCTAGAAATGGCACAGGTAAAACTACTATTGTTAACGCACTAAGTTATGCAATATACGGTAGCGCATTAACAAACATCAAACGTGATAATCTTATTAACAAAATTAACGGCAAAGGAATGCTTGTTACTATTAATTTTGAAAAAGATAATATTGCTTACAAAATTGAAAGAGGGCGTAAGCCTAATATTTTAAAATATACAGTTGACGGTGAGGAGCATGAAGAAAGTGCTGATGAAAGTCAAGGCGATAGTAGACAAACACAAAAAGTAATTGAAGACTTGTTTGGTATGAGTCATGATATGTTTAAGCATTTAGTTGCACTAAACACATACACTGAACCGTTCCTTGCATTAAAAAATAATGATCAAAGAGCAATTATTGAACAGTTACTAGGTATTACATTACTTTCTGAAAAAGCAGATGCGTTGCGAGAAGAAATGAAACGCAACAAAGATGCTATGGGTACAGAAAATACTAGAATTGAAACTGTTAAAATTTCTAACGAAAAGATTCAACAAAATATTGAGTCTCTAGAACGCAAACAGCGTATGTGGAACGACAGTAATCAAGAAACTATTGATCAATTTGAGAAAAGTATTACTATCTTGCAAGAAATGGATATTGAAGCTGAGATTGACGCACACAAATGTTTAGAAGAATACAATAAACAAAAATCTCAATTAGCAGAAGCAACTCGATGGATAGCTAGTATTGAAGCTGACGATTCTAAACAAGAAAAAACAATCTCTAAACTTGATAACGAAATTAAACTTTTAGAGGAACACAAGTGTCATACGTGTGGACAAGAATTACATGATGAAAAACAAGCAGAAATTTTAAAAGCAAAAGAAGATCAAAAGAAAGAAGCAGCATTACAAATTATTACTAATAGTTCACAGCTGACAGAACATTTAGACGTTGTTAACTCTATTGGAGAACTAGCTTCTTGTCCGCCTACACAGTACGACACGCTTGAACAAGCTCTTGGTCATAAAAATACTGTTGATGGGTTTGTTAAAGACTTACAATCAAAGAAAGACGAAACTAATCCGTACTCAGAACAAATTACAGAGTTACAAGATACTGCTATTCAAGAAGTAAGTTTTGATCTGTTAAATGAATTAACAAAAGTTAAAGATCATCAAGAGTTTTTATATAAACTGTTAACAAACAAAGACAGTTTTGTTCGTAAGAAAATTATTGAGCAGAACCTTGCATACTTAAATCAGCGAATTACATTTTATCTAAGTAAAATTGGTCTGCCACACATTGTAGAATTTCAAAATGATTTAAATGTTACAATTACACAGCTAGGACAAGACTTAGACTTTGATAACCTGTCACGTGGTGAACGTAATAGACTTATTTTGTCTATGAGCTGGGCATTTAGAGATGTGTGGGAAAGTTTATATCACAGCATTAACTTATTATTCATTGACGAACTTGTTGATAGTGGCATGGATAGTGCAGGTGTTGAGTCTAGTATTGGTATTTTAAAGAAGATGACTAGAGAAAGATCAAAGAATGTATTCTTGATTAGTCATAGAGATGACTTAACCAGTCGTGTTAATCATGTACTTAAAGTAATCAAAGAAAACGGATTTACATCTTATAGCAATGATGTTGAAATTGTGGAATAGCTATGGCTACAGACTCTCATGATGAAATGATTGAAGCGTTTCAAAACTACTTTAAGTGGCAAGATCGTTTTGAATATCATGATAGTGATGAGGCTGGCATCAAGGCACGTTTTTGGTTAAGCGAAATACGAAAACATGCAAGTACTAGGAGATTAGAAATACAAGATAAGCGTACAGATAGGAAAGTAGCCAGAAAGGGCATGATCGGTAGACCCAAGAAAGTAAGTACTACTGATGACGACCCCACAATGGACATTCCAGAACAAAATAGTTGAAACACTTCCGGAAGGATGTGAAGGTTTTGTATATTTGATTACAAACCTAACTAACGATCGCAAATATATAGGCAAGAAATTAGCAAAGTTTAAAACTACTAAACCACCGCTAAAAGGCAGAAAGAATAAAAGACGTGGGTACAAGGAAAGTGATTGGAAAACCTATTGGGGATCATCAGATAACTTACTTGCAGACGTAGAAAAATTAGGCAAAGATAAGTTTACCCGGGAAATAATTCATTATTGTCCCAGCAGAGGCGTGTTAAGCTACTTAGAGGCTAAAGAACAATTTGATCGTAGAGTACTAGAAACTAACGATTACTATAATGGCATAATCAATGTAAGAGTAGGCAGTTCGAAGGTCTTAACAGAGGCACTACAAAAAATAAATGGCTCTTAATTTTTATTTTATACACAACTATCAATAATACACAATATATCCTCAGGCAGTACGAACAGCAAATAAACCGTTAAATAAGCCCGCCACGGCGTTGTTATGTGGCCCAAAGTCCGTTCTGATGTGTGACGGTAAGGAATTCTGGTTAACGGCAGAGATATGACAGCACTATCCTTAACAGGACGATGATTGGATACGCCTAGAACAACCGGTTTGCTGTATATTAATAAAACAAATTTTCTAATAGGCTAAAAGAGCAGGTAATTCCTGCAGGTTTACTATGTAAGGTAGTATTTGTATAGTAAACTGCCGTTGTAACAACGAAACTAAGACGGAATGAGTAGGTATCGGATAACCGCCTACGCTATGTTTAATAAAAGCATTGTAGTTCTAATACTATTGTGACTGTGCGAACTCAGATGATGTTCAAAATTCATTCTTGGCCCGGTAACGGGCTAATTGTGACCATACAATCTAGATGATGCTAAAATTGCTTCGCAATTAATATTAATGTTTATTTTTACACTATTAAGTATCTAGATAATTAAAAGCGAAGCATAAGGCTTTGAGCGAAAGCGAAAAAGCAGAACAGCTTTAGCTGTTCTTAAATAAATAACATATATGAATACAAAGTATAGAGGTCTCTTAAAATGCGTTTAAATGAAATTCTGATTGAAAAACAACTTGACGAAAAGCCTATGGGTTTTCTAAGTAAGTGGGCAAACAAGCTAACACCTACTAATGCTGCTACAGGTAGACTGCAGAGTGGCAAGGAAGCAAATGAACTTAAAAAACAATTTCAGATATTTCTTGGACAAAGCAGACAAAAAGCTGAACCAGAAGTTCTTATTAAATGGCTAGCTACTAAAGGGTATCCAACTAAGGGTGCTGAAGCAGAAATGCAAAAAGCCACTACAGGACAAGTAATTGGTAAAGCACTAGGTAAAGGCGTTAAAGCTGTTGGCAAAGGTATTGCAGCAGTTGGCAAAGGAGCTGCCAATGTTGCTAAAGGCGCAGTAGCAGGAGCGAAAGCAGCAAATCCAGCACCAGTAGCAGTAGATAAAAACTTTGACAAGACCCAACGCATGGGTAACTTTGGAAAAGTTGGAATGCAAACAGCATCAGTAGATTTTACAAACAAAGATTCAATTATGGAAGCACTTAGTGGCGGCCAATTAGACAACATTTTTCTTAGAGCGGTTGGGGACAAGTATGCCCAACAAGGTGGCGTTTCTAAAAAAGGAACAGGTAGTGCGCCAGCAGATGCTCAACAAGGCGGAGCACTTGGAGTACCAGGAGCAATTGACGGAGTTAAACAAGGTTTCACAGGCGACAAACCAGCAGCAGCTGGCGCCACAGACGCTAGTACAGCGTCAACAGCAGGTAGTAAGCCACAAGCGGTACAAACACCAGCAGCGCCAACTAATCCAGCTAAACAAGAGCCAGATAATACTGCGGCACCGGCAGCAACTAATGCGCCACAAGCGCAAACACCAGCTAATACAACTGCACCGGCTGAACCACAAGCACAAGCTAATACAACTCCACCGAAAGCAGCAGCGCCGGCAGCACAAACACCAGCTGAGCCAAAAGCAGCAGCACCAGCAGCAACTGATGCTCCACAAGCACAAGCTGAGCCAGAAGCTGAACCAACAACACAAGCTGCACCAAAAGCAGCAGCACCAGCAGTTCAACTGCCTAAAGATATTCAAACACAAATTGATAAGCTAGACGCAAAGCAAAAACAAGAACTTTTAGGAATGCTATAATGAGAATTTCACACTTAACAACAAACACAAAATTAATTACAGAGGGTTGGAACGATCCTAGAATGACATTGTTAGAAACAAAAGTTATTCAGCCTTGGGTTGGTGACATTGAACGTTATGTTGTTGAAGCAAATTTATCACAGGCCCAAGTTGGTGAGTTGTTTAAAAACATTGAAACTGATTCTAACAGCGCCGGTGGTAATAGAACAGGTATTGGTAAAGGTGTTGATGTTGCTAAACTTCCTATCGAAGCAGTTAAGTGGATTGATGGTAAAATTAAAGAGCTAGGTAAAGCAGTACAAAACACAGGCCCAGTTCAAAATATAGACGCTAAGTTCGCTGAACTAAAAACAAAGATTGGCGAAAAAGACAGTAAGGTAGTTAAAGCAGTTAAGGTTGTTAGTGATTGGGCAAAAGCCAATCCAGGCAAAGCAAGTATAGCAGTTGCTATTCTAACTGCGGCAGCAGCAATTGCAGGTGGACCACTAGGCGGTGCAGTAGCAGGTTTCCTTGCTAGAGCTACTAAAGATTTGTTGCAAGGTGAAAAACTTTCAACAGCAGTTGGTAAGTCAGCTAAGACAGCAGCAATTGGTGCTTTGATTGGTATGGCATCAGAATATATTGCAGCTGACGAAATTGAAGCAATTGCAGATGGCGGAGCAAAACAAATTGCAGACCAGGCTGCTAAAATGGGAGCCGACAATCTTAAAGACACTATGGAGTTAATGCCAGATGATGTAGCGGCTGTATGGGAGCAAAATCCTAACTTAGATGTATATGCAAAAACTTATCAGACA